AGTCTTTACGGTGAACCTCGTCAAATGTATCAGCTTAAGCTTGTTGACCGTGAAGTGTTAGCTGAGATGTTCCCTGAAAAGCGTAATGATATTATGCGTACAGAGCAAGCTTTCCCTGACACTGCAGGTGATAGCTCTAGGACAGCATCTGACCAAGTTATGGTCATCGAAGGCTGGCATCTTCCTTCCGGTCCAGAAGCTAAAGACGGTAGACGTATTATCGCCTGCACAAATGTATGCTTATTAGACGAAGAGTATAACAAAGAAAAGTTCCCTTTTGTATTTATTCATTATAGCCAACGTCTATTAGGATTCTTTGGCCAGTCCTTAGCTGAACAACTAATGGGCACTCAGGTAGAAATTAACAAGCTTTTAATGACAATCAGCCGTTCTATCAATCTTGTCGGCGTACCTCGTGTTTTCGTCGAGGATGGCTCCAAAGTCGTTAAAGCTCAACTTAACAACGATGTGGGTTCAATTGTCACATATCGTGGCACTAAGCCCGTTTATGAAGTGGCACCTTGTGTGCCTGCTGAAGTATATGCCCAATTACAAAGACTCGTCGATTACGCCTATCAACAAAGCGGTATCTCAGCCCTCAGTGCTGCCAGTAAAAAGCCTGCTGGACTTGATTCTGGTGCCGCCTTACGAGAGTATGATGATTTACAGTCTGATAGATTCGCTACCCTTTCAAAAAGATATGATAACTTCTACGTTGACATGGCCTACCAGATTATCGAGCTTGCAAAAGACATTGCAGAACGGGACGGATCTTACACCACTGTATACCCAAATAAAGACGGCACAAGAGAAGTTAACCTACCTGAAGTAGATTTATTAAAGAATACTTATATTATTCAATGTTTTGATTCATCAAGTCTACCACGAGACCCAGCCGGACGTTTACAGAAGATTATCGAAATGATTCAAAGTGGTATGGTTGATATCCAAGAAGGCAGAAGAATGCTTGACTTCCCTGACCTTGAGCAAGTTGAAAAGCTTGCCAATAGCGGAGAAGAACGTATTCTTTATGTTCTTGACAATATAATTGAAAAGGGTGAATACACTCCACCAGATCCATTTATGGATTTAAACTTGGCTGTAAAGTTAAGCAATCAGTACTACAACTTATACATGCCAACTAAACTTGAGCCTGAAAGAGCCGAAATGATCCGCACTTTCAATTCTCAAGCTATCGCGTTGCAGATGGCAGCTCAGCCTCCAATGCCTGCTCCAATGCCTGGAACAGCGCCATTAGCAGTAGCAGAGCCGCTGCCTACATCACCAATGATCCCTCAAACCTAATAGGAGTGTAAATGTCAAACGAAGTGAAGGGCGCAGTAGCCCCTGTAGCTACTGAACAACAAGAACAGGCACCGGTAGTTGAGCAACAAAAAGCTCAGCAACCAGATCCTGCACAAGAGCGTTTTGCTCAATTGGCTAGAAAAGAGAAAGCTCTACGATCTCAGGCAAGACAATTGCAAGAGCAACAAAGAGCTATCCAAGAACAACAAGCTAAAGCTCAGTCAAGCCTAACAGAAAGACTCAAAAGCGATCCCCTTTCTGTATTAGCTGAAGCTGGTCTTACTCATGATCAAATAGCTGAAGCTTTGCTTAACAGCCGTCCAGATGATATCGAGCTACGGCGTATTAAAGCAGAACTACAGTCTATCAAAAATAGCCAACAAGAACAATTTACAAAGATTCAGGACGCTCAAAAAGCGGCCTATGAACAAGCCGTGAAACAGGTCAGCCGAGAAGTTAAAATGTTGGTTGACGGTAACGAGGCTTATGAGACCATCCAATCCGCTAAAGCCCATGAAGCTGTAGTGGAACTGATTAAGCAAACTTATGATGAGGATGGTGTACTACTAAGCGCCGAGGAAGCTGCTGATATGGTAGAAGAATACCTATTAGACGAAGCCCTTACGATGGCGAAGCTGAAAAAAGTACAGTCTAAATTAGCTCCACCAGTAGCTGCAGATTCTGGGACAGAAGTACCACAAGGTCAGAAGCCACAAATCAAAACAAAAACATTGACGAATACAATTGTGTCTTCGTCTAAACCATTATCCAATAAAGATCGCAGAGCAAGAGCTATTGCGGCCTTTAAAGGTGAATTAAAATAAGGTGACTTATGTCAGCAATTTACGCAAATGTAAGTAACCAGGTAGCAGCGCTAAAAGAGCTCTATACTGGTGACGACTATATGAAGGATCTAGTCTATAAAAAGAATCCTTTGCTCAGCCTCATCCCCAAGGACGAAAGCCCAAGTGGATTTGCTGGTAAATACATTCCAGTGCCTTTGGTGTATGGTACACCGCAAGGCCGATCTGCTACCTTCAGCAACGCTCAAGGTAATCAGACTGCTCCTCAAATCTCAAGCTTCTTCGTTTATCGTATTAGCAACTATCAGTTAGCTACTATCACTAACGAACTATTGGAAGCTACAAAGGATAACGCCGGAGCTTTTGTAGACGAAGCAAAGCTCGTTATGGATACTGCTTTCCGCAATATCTCAAACGACTTGGCACTCGATCTGTTCAAGTCTGGTACAGGTAGCCGTGGTCAAATCTTGACTATCAGCTCCCCTTCCACAGCAGTTGGAGCTACTGTAATCCAGTTGGCAAATATCCAAGAAGTAGTCAACTTCGAAGTTGGCATGACTCTTGTAGTATCTGCTACAGACGGAGGAACTCCTTCTTCCGATACAGTTGTTCTTACAGCAGTAAACCGTTCATCCGGCGTACTCCGTGGAACAGCTTCCGCTAACCCACTGTCTGCAAATTGGGCAGCTTCGGGTTATATGTCTGTACAAGGTGACGTGGCTTCCGGTGGATCCACTTCTACTTCTTCTTACTTAAAAGTAAGCGGATTAGGAGCATGGCTTCCTAAGGTAGCACCAGCTCCTGGAGACAGCTTCTGGAACGTAGACAGATCAGCAGATCCTACCCGTCTTGCTGGCGTTCGATATAATGGTGCAAGCCAGTCAATCGAAGAAGCCCTAATCGACGGATCCTCTCTCGTAGCCCGAGAAGGTGGACAGCCTGACATGTGCTTCATGTCATTCGCTAGTTACGCCGCTTTGGAGAAGAGTTTGGGAGCAAAAGTGCAGTATGTCGATGTCAAACACGAAGAGGCCGACATAGCGTTTGCCGGTATCCGTGTACACGCTCCATACGGTCCTATCACAGTAATTCCTGACAGAAGTTGCCCTGCTAACACGGCATACCTCTTGCAAATGGATACCTGGAAGCTCCGCTCACTCGGTAAAGCGCCTCACATTCTAACCTACGGGCTAGAAGGTTTGGAAGGATTACGAGTTGGCACAGCTGATGCATTAGAAATCAGAATCGGTTATTACGCGAATCTGGTTTGCAATGCTCCCGGTTGGAATTGCGTAATCACGCTATCTGCTTAATAGCATAGCTAACGGAGGCCCTCGGGAGAAATCCTGAGGGCTTTTGTTTTATGAGAGACAGAATCGCTAAAATTATAAGAATGGCTCGTGGAGGGCGTATTAAAGACTCCAAGCCTTTTTTGAGATATAACCCTAAAAAGCATAGTCGCACTGGTGGACTAAGCGACTCTTACCGTCAAAAGTATAACAGGGAACACGGTAGTAATTTAAAAAGACCTGTAACTGGAAAAGTCAAACCCGGATCTAAGGCCGCGAAAAGACGTAAATCTTTCTGCGCAAGAATGTCCGGAGTGTCAGGTCCTACCTCAAAAGACGGTAAACTTACTCCTAAGGGTGCTGCGCTTAAGCGTTGGAAATGCTAGACTTATTTGGTGTCTATAGTTTGATATGGCATTTATGACGCCTAGAATGCTCTAGGTTGCACCCGGACCTACTAAGCCTCCTTAGGTACGGTGAATGTGAACGGAGGCAAATAAAGGGCATTAAAATGGCTAATAGGCTTTTTAATCAATTCTCTTTCGGTTTAGAAAAAATGCGGGTAAGCTTGTTCCTAAGCTTCTCGATCGATGGTAGTGGAAATCCAGTCCTAGATGCTGCTAACAGCAAAGGTATTGAATCTATCACTAAGTTAGGCGCTGCAGGTAAATACAGAATTACCATGCAAGATGCTTACGTAAAACTTCTAATGGTGGAACAACTTCCTGTTAATCCAGTATCTGCTGCAGTACTTATGTCATTAGATAATGATGACGTGCAAAATAAAATTATTGATATACAGTTTGCAAGTCTTGTTACAGGTGCCGGAACATATTTATCTTCCGGTGAATCTCGTAAAATGGTGTTAGTACTTCGTAACAGCACTGCTCCCTAAGCTCGCCAAAGTCGTAGACGACGAAAGGGCCTAGGCAGTCCCTGGGCCCCCTTCCATAGGAGCGCGTGTGCCTGCACCATCAATACCTCAAAACCTTATTGCCCAACAAGGTAATGGACAAATTTACCTTTCTTGGGACCAAGTGGCAGGAGCCACGGGATACCCTTTACAGAGGAGTACTGACAATGTCAATTTCTCGACTATTGCCACTCTTACTGCGGCTGAGTATCTTGATCCTTCTGTCATTGTTGGCACTACGTATTACTACAGAGTAGCTTCAACTAACGGAATCCAATCATCTTTTAGTAGTTCAGTTTCAGCTGTACCTGCTCTAACCGGCGAAATGTCGTTAGGCCAAGTACGCTTATTAGCTCAGCAAAGAGCTGATAGAGTGAATAGTAACTTTGTTACAAAGGAAGAATGGAATAGCTATATCAATCAATCATATACAGAGCTTTACGACTTGCTCGTAACCCTGTATGAGGATTACTATGTAGCTCCTCCCCTCACCTTTCAAACAGACGGTTCGACTAGCCAGTATACATTGCCTAATGGTAGCAACTTTAGTGGAGCTCCTGCTTTCTATAAGCTATTAGGTGTTGACTGCGGACTAGGTGCTAATAATAACGCCTGGGTGACACTGCACAAGTTTGACTTTATTAGCAGAAATAGGTATGTTTTTCCTAACGTTACCTCTACTTTCCTCGGCGTATTTAATCTTCGTTACCGCGTAGTCGGTAATACACTATTCTTCATACCTACCCCAAGTGCTAATCAATATATCAGATTATGGTATATTCCTCGTGTAGCTACGTTGCTTAAAGATAGCGATATGTTACAGAGCATTAGCGGATGGGTGGAATATGTTATAGTTGATGCAGCTATTAAATGCTTGCAAAAAGAAGAATCTGATGTTACAGTGTTAATGGCACAAAAACAAATGCTAATTGACCGTATACAGTCTTCCGCTATGAACAGGGATGCTGGGCAACCAGATACCATTTCTGATGTTCGCACCTTTGGTGAGCGTTGGGGTGGATACGGTTCACCTAATGGCGACGGAAGCTTTGGAGGCTATTGATGTCACTGCCTATCTATAAGTCAGATGATCAAAGTCTTATGCTAATGCAGACAGCATGGGCTAGCTCTATTAATCCTATCTTGGCTTTGCCTACAAATAACGGTGTTACATTGCAAAGTGTAGTGTTAAAAGCCGGTGATAATACTATTGATCATAAGTTAGGCAGAGTGTTGCAAGGGTGGATGTTGGTTAGAGTAAGGGCAGCTGCTGTAATATATGATAAACAAGACTCTAATCAAGTAAAGAGCCGTACACTTATACTTAATAGCTCGGCTCCTGTAACTGTGGACTTATACGTGTTTTAAGAGGACTATATGCCTAATACAATTTCCCCTAATATGTCGCTGATTCTACCAACGGTAGGACAAGAGCCAGGACCTAATTGGGCATTAGATTTAAACAGCTCTTTATCAATCCTTGATCAACATAATCACGCCTCTGGTAACGGGGTACAGATTCAGCCTTCAGGTCTTAATATCAATTCTGACCTTACTTTTAACGGCAATAGTGCTATCAATCTCAAGGCCACCTACTTCTCTCCACAAGGTAGTGCTCTAGCTTCTTCTGAGCTTAGAGCTGTATACTCTTACAACGGTGATTTGTATTACAATAACTCTACAGGAGCTGCTGTACAGATTACTAACGGAGCAGCTGTAGCAGGTACACCTGGAAGTATTGGAAGTCTTGTCTCCCCGGCGTCTGTAAACTATGTATCTGGTACTCAAACTTATGTCTTTCAATCAGCTGTAAACACTGCAGGTAATATTGATGCAGGGTCTTTGACTATCAGAAGAATAGTAGCTAGTAGTAATGGAATCACCCTTTCTGCTCCTAGCTCCTTACCATCTAACTACACTATTACTTT